TTGCCCACAATGGTGGACGCTTTAGCACATCTAATCATGCCTCCGTTAGTGGGGATGCTAGGCGTGGTACGATGATGTTGAACTCAGCTATTTCTATCAAAGCGGATGCGGAACTATGATTACTGAAGCACAATATGTTGAGATACAAAACCTAGATGGCTCCAAGCAAACGTCAGGTATCAGGTTTGTAGTGAACGGTGAAGTAGCCGTTGCCCCCATCAATCCTGAAAACAGGGACTACGCAGAAATCATGCGGCAAGTAGAGGCTGGCGAGTTGACCATACAGGATGCTGATTGATGAGCGAAGAAAACAAGGTCATCATTGACGCGGTTGCAGGCACCAGCACATTCGCGGCTTGGGTCGGTATGTTCCCTGACATAGTGGCTTTGTTTACTGGCATTTGGGTCATCATCCGCATTTGGGAAACCAACACGGTGCAAGCCCTGTATAAACGGTTCATCAAATGAAAGTCCTGCTGTTCGTTGTGGTCGTTATTCTGCCCAATGGACAGCCGCACGTTAATGCAGGCCCAGTGGAAACCTGCCCTGACCACGATAAGGTCGTGACCGCCTACCAGCAGATGCAGATAGCTGGCAAGATACTGGACTGGGAGGCCCGGTGCTATGAAAGCGGCCTGAAGCTACCGACCGGCACATGATACAGTTTCTATTAGTGGTCTATCTGGGCAGTCAGATAGTGGACCAGACGCAGAGGTTTAACGACATCGACCGCTGCCTTTATTTCGCCGAGAGATTGAGCCACCAGCCTTCGGTGCCGACAACGGACGAGAACCGTGTTAGAATGGTCGCTATCTGCAAACCAGTGCCGAGGTAGGCTATGGAACCGATTAGTGCGGCGTTGGCCGGCATTGCGCTGGTCCAAAAGAGCGTCGAGTTTATCAAGAGCAACATCAGCACCGCCAAAGACATTGGCGAGATAGCCGGCGCCATCGACAACCTGTTTGCCGGCGAAAAGCAGGTGCAGGAGGCGCGCAACAAGAAGTCCGGCACAGGACTGGGTGACCAGTTTGGCGTCGACACTGTGGCGAAGGAAATCATCGACGCGCGGCTGGCGCAGGAAAAGCTGCAAGAAGTGGCGACGATGGTAGACATGCGCTTCGGTCACGGCACTTGGGCCGGCATACTGGCCGAGCGGCAAAAGCGGATACAAGAGCAGCGCGAGGCGCAAGCCAAGGCGCGGAAAGAGGCACAAATGCGGCACGACGAGTTTATGGAAAACGTCAAAATGTTTGTGATCGTGGCTGGTGTAGTGGCACTAGCCGTGGCGATTATTATTGCTATGATGGTCGGGGTAGCAACAGCAACGATCATGTAATGAGCGAAACAACAACCGGGCTGATTGGCGAATATATCGCCGCAGCCGCAATCCTTGGCCTTGGCTGGCGCGTGTCTATGGCGCAGCAAGACAGGGTCGATATGGTGGCTTGGCAAAATGACACGTTTATTCGAGTGCAGGCAAAGACTGCGAGTTTACTTAGCGCTGCGGATGGTCGATCTCCGCGTCACCATTTCCAGCTTGGCCACGGCTGTAAGACGAAACATTTACCAAAACCGAGTGACTACGATGTTCTGTGCCTTGTTTCCCCCAATGCCCGCAGGGTCTTGTTCATGCCGGTTACGTCAATACGGCAACGCTCTATGCGCCTGCCCCCGTCGCGCTTCACACCTGAAGCAGAGGCTGATAGCTGGGCTAAGGCGGTTGACGTCATTCTGGAGATGAGGCGATGAATAAAGACACATTGCGAGAAGAAATAGCCGCCGACGAAGGCGTTAAAAAAAATGATGCTGGCGAACACATCATTTACCTAGACCATTTAGGTCTGCCAACTTTCGGTATAGGCGCGCTGGTAAAAGAGCATGACCAAGAATACGGCAAGCCTGTAGGCACACCAGTGTCAGAGGACCGCGTGCGGCAGCGGTTTAATTTGGATATATCCGTCACTATCGAAGATTGCCGGCGCTTGTGCGACAAGGTCGGCGTCGACTTTGACGAGCTGGACGAGCGTTACCCTGACGCGGCATTGTGCTTGTGCAACATGTGCTTCCAGTTAGGCTTCCCAAGGTACTCAAAATTCGTCAAGATGTGGAAGAATGTCGCCAAGGCTATGGACGACCCAAAGGCGTGGCTTGACGTCGCGGCAGAGGCAGAAGACAGCCGCTGGTTCGACCAGACACCAAACAGGGCCAAAAGAATTACGGCAAGATTTAGGGCGTTAGCAGATGGCAAAGAAGGTTGAGAATGTTCGTATCGAACGGAAACGGGTACGCCGTCCCGGTCAGCACAAGAAAAACGTCAACAAGCGTAACAAGCCCAAGGCGTTTTTCGGATGAGCGCCGAACAGGTACTAAAGTGGAAGATACTTCCACGCTTTATGATGCTGGTGATGACGCTAATGAGCTGGCGTTGCGCCGAGTGGTTTATGAACCTGTCTGATCCAGTCGCCAGCCAGTCGGCGTTTGTGTCTGTGGTTATGGGCGCTATGACCGGATCGTTTGCCGTGTGGATTAACTCGGAGAATAAAGCGAAATGATGAGCCTACTCGGTAGCCTCTTGGGCTTTGGCACCAGCTTCCTGCCGGAGGTGCTAAACTATTTCAAGCAAGCGCAGGAACACAAGCAACGCCTTGAGCTGATGAAGGCACAGTCGGATCTGCGGCTAAAGGAGCTGGACTTCGAGGCCGACATAGCCGAGGCAAAAGGGATATACGAGCATGATAAGTCTCTCGACGCTGGCTCTTTTGTTAATGCTTTGCGCGGTTCTGTTCGCCCCGTCATAACATACGCGTTCTTCGGCCTATTTTGCGCCGTGGAGGCCGTCATCGTGATTAAGGTGTTAGACAGTGGCGGAGACTGGAAGGCCGCTGTGGAGCTTCTGTGGAGCGGGGAAACGCAGGGTCTGTTTGCGGCGATTATGTCGTTCTGGTTTGGCAACCGCGCCGTCAGCAAGTATCGCAAATAAAAACCCCCGCACAGTGGCGGGGGTCAGGGAGATTATTTGTAGCGGTAGGTCCGCCTGAACCGATCGCCGGTCTGCATGTCCTCGAAGATCACGCTGTAAAGCTCATCGTTGATGCCGTCGATGTGGCGGACTTGGGCGGTCACATAACCGCCGTCGTCGCCCTTTATGTTTATCAATTCGCCTTTTTCAAATGATGGTGTTTTCATAGTGCTGCTCCCTTGGTTAGGGCGGGGCCGTTAGGCCGCCGCCAAATATCTACCAGCGTCTGCAACTTCTAAATCGCGAAGTTCTGCTTCGGCGTATTCGTAATCAGCCACATAAGCCTTGCGACAAGCGGCCAAAACATCAGCAACAACATCACCGCGAAATGTGTGTTCTTCGCCAATGCGTGTTTCAATGGTAGCGACAACGCCCTCACCATCAAAGGCTGTAAGGACGCCAATTTCAGAACCACCCTCAAACAAGCCCCAAGCTGGAACGCCTGCTTCAACCCGCTTTGCTACAAAATCAAACATATCTAATCTCCCTTAAATCAACTTACCCTAAGAAGATAATATGCTATCACAATAATATCAATACCCCTTATGCAAAAAAAAGGCGACCCAGCTTTAAGGGAGAGAATAGCTGGGTCGCGAGGGTAAGCAGCAGGCGGGAGGGAGGCCTGCTACCGACTATGTTAGCCGAAACCCGGCTGCTTTACCAGCCACCCTTACGGCGGCGCCGCGTTCAATGAGCTGGTCTTGGTACTTTTTAACCATCGACGGGCTTAGGCTCATGTGGCCGGCCATCTGGTGCAGGGTAGGCGCGTGGCCGTACTTCCGCACAAACCGCTGCCACATGCGCTTAAAATGCGCCTGCTTGGCTGTTAGGTTTGCCTCACTCATCATAGGCCACCTTTACCGTCAGCGTCCCCTGACGGGCCACACGGGCCGGTTTAGCCGGTGTTGTCTTTGCCGGCTGTGCCTTGAAGTTACGCATCGGCCAGCGCACGGTGTAGGTCGTATTGCCGACCACGCCCGTCGCCTGCTCGTGGCTGCCCATAAACTCTTTGAGCGCAGCCTCGGCCTCGTCGATGTCCTGCTCGGCGGCACGTTTTGCCTCTTTGGCGTTGACGAGCTGGCCCAGCCAGTCGGCCTGTTCTTCCGGCAGTTCAAGCGGCGGGGCGCCGTCGTCGACGCGGCTGTAGGCGGTGTTGCCGTCAGAGCTAGTCAGCACGGGATACCAGTCGACGTCCATCTTGCGACGCTCGAAGTCGTGGATCGCGTTCATTATCTTTGATTGCACCGCGGCGTCGGCCTGATAGAGGAAGATACGCAGCTCCACACCGCCGTATAAGACGCACACAGCGCCCCAAGTGTGGCCGGTGGCCATTAGCTGCCCCTGAAGCTGTAGCGGGCCTCTGTGAGGCGCTGGCGCGTCCTCTGGCTTGCTGCTGGTCAGCTTGCTTTCCAGCACGCCCGTGCCGTCGACCCATACAGGGCCATTCGGGCAGATGATGCCCTTAGACCAGTCGGTGTCGACGTTGTGGCCCAGCCCGCCGTCGGCGGTGCCGTCCAGCGACACAGCAAAAGGCAGCGTGTCGTGAAAGACGGCGTCGTGTTCGAGCTGCAAGTCGGTCAGCCCCAACCGCTCGGCGGCTGTCTTGATGATGACCGGCTCTAGCGTGTCGCCCCAGTCGCAAGCCTCATTGCCGTTGAACGGCTTGGGGTCGGGCTTGCCCTCGACGGCTGCCAGCACGGATGCCAGCAGGTCGTTTTGTGTGTCGTATGGGCTGACGCCCATCAGCGCCGGGATCCGGCTTGCGGTGACGATGTCGTCAGGTGTGCGTTTACCGACCATTGGATGATCTCCTATCTTCATTGATTGCAAACCAATCGCGTTTTAGATTGGATATTTCTGTGAGAACACGCTGTTGGTCAGGTGGCAAATGCTTCCAATCTTCATCAACGAACATGCTGCTTTGCATAAACTCCCATTGCATTTCACCACTCAACAGATCGTATTCGCTGTCAGACAAGCGGATCGCATAGCCGCGTTTTAATTTTGTGACCTTCATATCACTGACCTCCCAAGAACCGGACCATCAAGGCCCACATGTTCCACTGGGTCGTGACGGCGTTGGTGCCGAACACGATCACCAGTGAAGTGATGACAAACATTCCGATTGCGTCTTTAAGCATTGACCCGTGCCTCCTGCCGGCGACGACGCGCAACACTCTTGGCCACGTCTTCGTAAAACTCAATCATCTCGCTTTCGATCTCGCTAGGATCAACTTCGTTGAGCTTTGCGATCTTGCGGCGATACGTCTTCAGCAGCCGGCGATGAGCGCGCATTGCTTCAGGGTTGCCGTTAAAGCAGACAGAGTTAAGGCATACCCAGATGACGCCAATGTCGGCAGCATATGGTGGAACTTCTACGATGCTATTCATTTTGATCTCCCTTGATTTAGGACGAGTAGGTTACAACTTCATAGCGCTTGCCGTTGGACACGACGCGCGCTTGGTATTTAGCCATCACTGGCTTGGCGCGGGTGCCTTTGCGTTCAAGCATTGGCACCCACTTCTTTGCAAAGCGGATACCCGCTCTGATCTCGTTGTCCGCGTATTCGGGCAGCGCCTTCCGCAACTTGCCGAACGTGTCGTTGCCATTGCGGATGCTGCTGATAACGGATGACGCGACGCGCCCCTTGAACGCGGCGGTCAATTTGTTTTTGGCCTGCGGCATTTCTACCGCGCGGTCGACAACTGCTGCGGCGCTGGCCTTGACGATGCAGTCAGCGTGACCGCGCAGCAGGAATGTCGGGATTGGTGGATAATCGTATTGCATATCATTTCCCTCCGAGGTTAGTCGGTGGCCGTTAGGCCACCGGAATAAGGTTTGCTGGTTTCCAATCTGCGACGCGGCGCTCGGCGCGTTCAATGAACGCTGCGATCTGGCCGGCGACCATTTCGTTTGTTATCTTTGGCCGGCGCTGGTCGTATACCGCTGACGGGTCAGACATCAGAGACTTAATCATATCGCGCTGCTGGTCGATAACCTTGACCAGATAGTCGCATGACTTCTCGTAAGGCAACTGGCCGCGGCCAGAACACTCGCCCTCGAAGTAACCAAAGCGGGTGGTGTAACCGTGAGTGGCAATCCGGCCAGTCCGGTTGTTGACCTTGTGAACGCGACCGCAAATCTGGCAAGACCCCTGATGCGTGGCTTGGTTGCCAGTAGGAGCAGCTTTAGGCTTTGGTGCAGCCTTGACGATTTCCATTGCCTTGATCTTGTTGCGAAGGTCGAGCTTCTCAAGGACGGCGTCGAAGTTGAGGTGAGACGCCTCAAATGCCTGACGATGCTTTTCGCGGATTTGGTGCAGATCGTGTGGAACGTCCCACACGCTGATGCCAGCTTCGCGCAGCGCGCCGTATGAGATGTTGCCGCGCATCAGATGATAGGCGCGGTTCAGATCGTCGAGCGCGTCCTTCTGTGCGGCTTTAGTTGTGAAGTGGCCAAACCGTGAAGCGGCGATGGCTGACTGTGTGTAATCGCGTACTGTCTTTTTCATTGGTTCGATCTCCCTTTCAATTTGAACCTTATTTGTACCTTATAATCCAGATATGGGTATGATACAAGCGTAAAACAATAGGGATACTAAAAAAATATCAGAAAAATATCAATATGCCTTTAATCGCCCAAATTTGCCCACTGACGGGCTTTAGCTATTTTAGGCTACTTTCCTACCTTTTTGACGCCAGCGGCGTTTTTAGCTTCCAGCTTGACTTACAGAAGGGATAGTCAAATGACCGAAATAAAACCAACATTGCTACGATTGCGTGCCTCGACCATCGAGGCGCTCAAACGTGAGCTGGAACTGTCGGCTCACCGCTCGCAGTCTTCGCTGGCCGACGAGCTGCTCGTTAAGCAGCTTGAGAGCATTGCCCGCTCGCGGATGATACAGGGCGAGATGGACCGGAACCGCGTCACGGAGAAGCTGGGCTGATGGTGAACAGTCGCAATAAGGGCGTGCGTGGCGAAACGGAAGTCATCAAGATACTGACCGAGGAGCTGGGCGGCGGTGCCGACAATCTGACGTTCAAGCGCGACATCGAGCAGTACCGTCAGGGCGACTTGGGCGATGTGATTTGCAGCGATCCGAACTTTCCGTTTTGCGTTGAGGTGAAGCTCTACGGGAAAGGCTATGGCGCGCAGCCCCACTGGTGGGACCAAGTCTGCACGGCGGCTGAGGCGGCTTTTAAGATGCCGCTTCTGGCGTATAGGTATGACCGGCAGCCGTGGCGCTGGCGCTTTCCTGTCGCCGCCATCGTCGGTATGGCGGACTATGTGCCGGCGGGCGACACGACAGAGATGTACGACTGGCGGTATGCGGTTGAGTGCGACACGGATACGGCGATGATGTTGATAAGGGAGCATCTGGCGGATGCCTAAATACGAGACACAGGCAGACCTCGACAACGAAAAGCGTGTCGCCAATCTGCTGGCCGGTGCCGGCTATGAGCTATACAAGCTGCCGGTACGGTACGAGCTGGATTTCGCCATTCACGACCGGCGCGATGGCGGCATATGCGGCTTCGCGGAGGTCAAGGCAAGGCGCGTAAGGCACGACGCATACCCGACGGTGATGATCTCGCTGTCGAAGGTGCTGCGCGCAAAACAGTTGACAGATACGACGGGTTTGCCGTCTTATCTTCTTCTTTTGTATCAGGACGCGCTCGGAAAGCTCGACTTTGCGGCGCCGTTCTCGATACAGAAGGGTGGCAGGTCAGACCGAGGCGATCCACAGGACGCCGACGTCTGCGCCTACTACCAACAGAGCGACCTGACAATCATCAGGTCTTTTGAAACTGACGTTGACGTTTAAGGAGTAAATAGATGGCGTTAGGATTTTCGACTGAAAGCCGTGGCAGCGGTGACATTCTGCCAATCGTAAAATTTGACGCGAAGGGTGGCGACTGGATCGCCCAAGATCGTGTCCAAGGGGCTGACGGCACTTGGGGCAAACAAGAAAGCGAGCTTGCCACGCCGTTCAAATTTGTCGCGGACATTGCCGCTATGGAGGTGGGTTACCTGTCGTTTGCGTCGGGCGCGCCGGACTTTCATATGGTCAAGCTCGGCGAGCCTATGCCGGCACGTCCTTCCGAGGAACATAAGCAGGCCATTCGGTTTCGGCTTTTGATCCAAGGCGAGAGCGGCCCGCGTGAGTTCAGCCACTCAGCCAAGACCGTGCTGCGCGTCATCGACGCTTTGCACGATCACTTCGAGGCGGAGAAGCACGCCAACGCTGGCAAGGTGCCGGTCATTGAAGCGGGCCAGCCGGAGACTGTTAAGGTGCAGTCACCGCAAGGCGAGTTGCGCTTCAAGGCTCCGGTCCTGAATATCGTGGGCTGGGTCGACCGGCCCGCTGCGCTTGACGGCGCGGCACAAGAACCCGCACCAGCGATGGTCGCGCCGCAGGTGGCGGCGACACCTCCTGCTACACCGGCAGGCGCTGACCTGTTCTAGTGCGGCAGGCAGGGCGGCGCTTTCACCCCTTGTGCGTCGCCCTGCCGTCTTCTGACAAGGGTAAAGGGGTTGGGGTATAGGTAATGACAAATATAGCAGCACATGCGGAGGCGGTCGCAACGGCTTACTGGGGTGAGCCGGCAGTCCGTCGTGGCCACATCCTGCGCTGGGGTACGCACGGGTCGAAAGAGCTGGACCTACGCAAAGGCACTTGGTTTGACTTCGAGAATAATGAGGGCGGCGGTGTCGTCGACTTGGTGCGCCGGTATGAGGGCGCCACGATATTGGGCAGCATCCCCGATATCTTAGAGAAAAAATTTGGCATCCAAAAGCAGACGCAAGTCAGCTTACAGCCGGCACGGTTTATGAGCGCCTGCTATGACTACGTCGACGAAAACGGCGAGGTGCGGTATCAGGTGCGGCGGTTCGAGCCTAAGACGTTCAGACAGTGTCGGCCCGACGGCAAGGGCGGCTGGCTCTATAACATGCAGGACGTCGAGGCGCTGCCGTACAGGCTGCCGGACATCCTAGCGCGGCCAGACGAGCCTGTGTTTATCGTGGAAGGCGAGAAGGCGGCGGACAAAGTAGCCACATTGGGCCTTTTGGCTACTTCGAGCCACGGCGGTGCTAAGAAGTGGCAGTCGGTCCTCAACCGCTGGTTTGAGGGTCGCAACGTGGTCATCCTGCCGGATAACGATGAGCCGGGCCACGCGCACGCCGACCTAGTGGCGGCCGAGCTGTACGGTGTGGCGGCACGCATTAAGCGCGTCGAGCTGCCGAACCTGCCGGACAAGGGCGATATCGTGGATTGGCTTGCAGCCGGCAACGGCAAGGACGAGCTGCTCGCGGCGGTTAAGGCGGCACCGGCTCTGGAGCAGGCGCCAGACGTGCAGGAGGACGATTATAACAACGATAATAATGAGGGCGATTTCTTCGAGTTTGTCGACGAAAACTACCTCATAAACATGCCGCCGGTAGCTTGGGCCGTCGGTGAGGGCGACAAGGGCCTGATAACGGCGCACGGCTTGAGCATGATCTACGGTGCGCCCGGCAGCGGTAAGTCGTTTATCACGCTCGATATGGCGCTGTGTCAGGCACACGGGATTGACTGGCAGGGTATGCCCACAAAGCAGGGCGACGTGCTTTATATCGCAGGGGAGGGCGTGGCCGGGTACGGGAAACGTATCAAGGCGTGGAAGACGTCACACAATTTGGGTGTCAGCGGGCATTTTCACATGCTGCCCGTGGCGGTTAACTTCCGCGATCAGGCCGACATAGAGAAGCTGATACGGTCGATTGAGCGGCTTGACCGCAAGTGGACGTGTATCTACGTCGACACATTGGCGCGCGCCCTCTTGGGGGCCGACGAAAATAGCTCGCAAGAGGCTGGCCTAGCCGTGGCTGCGGCTGACGCGCTAAAGCATAAGTTCGAGTGCGCGGTCGTGTTTGTGCATCACGCCGGCAAGAATAGCGAGCGTGGGGCAAGAGGGTCGTCGGCCATTCTTGGCGCGGTAGACGCTTCGATTGCGGTCACAAAGGACGAAAGTCTGGTAACGATGTCGGTGCAAAAGCAGAAAGACGCCGAGGTCATCGATGACATAACGCTGGAGATGACGCAGATTGCGTCGCCAAGCGGTAGTTCTGTCGTCCTGACGCGCACTGATGAGCGGAGAAAGAGCCAGCCGAAGAAGGACATCAACATGCAGTTGGCGCTCGAAAGCCTGCAAGATTACATCATCAAGATGGGAAATCCGCGGCCAAATTATCGCGCTTGGTGTGCTTATCATGCCGAAAAAACGCCCGATCACACGCGACAAGAGCAGTCGAAGGCGCGGAAGGATTTACAAGCCGCGAGGATCATAGCTATCGATGATAATAAGGTATGGATAGTGAACGAAAACAAATAGATAGGTCGAATTTGTCGCAATGTCGACAAATGTCGCACCGAAAACCGACAATCGTCGGTCGCACCCCCCACTCTAGGGGGTGCGATGCGACCGACAAGTTTATGGACAAGAGACAGGGGAAATAGAAAAGGTGGCTAAAAAAGGTAGAGGCAGGCCAAAGCCGGACAAGGTTTACTATGCGCCTAGTGAGGGTGCGAGGCGGCGTATGCAGCAGGCGCTTCATCGGTACGATGACGTCGTGTCTGCTATTGAGCGGAAGTGGGGTATCGACAGGCTGGTGTGGTTAGTGCCGGTCGAATTGCGCGACAGGTTCGAGCAGCAGATGGACAGGCTGAACACGGCGATAGAGCGGCAGCAGGATGTCGAGCATGAGGTCGAGGTCACGTTGCGTGGTGTGGCGGCCATAGAGCAGGCGGCTATAGCTGCCGGCGCCAAGCCGCTGACGGGCGAGTACGTCGAGGGCAGGATGCCTGACGGGTCTGTGCTGGCGATAGTGCCGACGGGCTATGAGGTGTCGAAGGTGCAGCAAGAGAACCGCGAGGTGCGTGTCTACAGCGTGGACGAGGTGGGTCGGATCATCAGCGCTTGGCAGGCCAGCGAGCTGGTGGATAAGGTGAAGGAAGCGTTCCCCGGCGCGGTAGTCGAGAAGGTCAAGACAAGGACGGAGACGATACTCAATGACGAAATACCGTTTTAATCCTGACGTCGAGGAGCGCGACGACATCCTCAAGGACCGCGAGTACATGCTTATCGGTACGTCGACGTGGATCGACGTGCGGACGCTGACGGTTAACGTGCAGCGGGTTGGGGATAGCGTCAGGGTGGACATATGGCCGCGGGAGCTATTGCGCGGCGACACACCTATTGCTACAGTCGAGGTGCCATTTAGTGAGGGTAATACGCATGACTATTGAGAAGGGTGACGGGTCGTGGGAACGGCGGTTGTCGAAGATGAGGTGTCCGAAGTGTACGTCGCTGCTGACGTACAAGGGCGAGGATGTAACGCGCCGGCGCTATGAGTGTCTGGTGTGCAAGCTGAAGGTGGTTGATGTGAAGGAGCAGTGCGATGCAGCGGGCTGATGTGCTGGACACGGCAAAGGTGCTGGTGACGAAAGAGCGTGCCGACCAGCACGGCAATATGGAGAACAACTTTGCCACGATAGCGGAGTATTGGTCGACGCATCTGGGCTTTCAGGTGCTGCCGACAGACGTCGGTGTGATGATGGCGCTGCTGAAGGTGGCGCGGATCAAGAGCAACCCAAGGAACGCGGACAACTACGTCGACGGGTGTGGTTATCTGGCGTGTGCCGGAGAGATATCTGTTCGTGAGTAACGTCATCAGCTTTAGCGACAGGCATTTTGTGCGGTTCTTCTCGGAGCCAGTCGAGTGCGACTGGTGTGAGCAAGAGACGCACGGATACGTCTTCGAGAAGATGCAGTCGATCATCTGCTCGAAGTGTCGGTCGCCGTTGCTGGTGATAGAGGATAAGCCGACGTTTGTGTTAACGCTGGAGCCTGACGACGATGACAGCTAGAACGCCTGATGAGGTGTTTAACAAGTTTTTGGAAAGGGTAGCTTGCGGCGAGCCTGTGTCCCAAGTCTGCCGTGATCCATCAATGCCAGCTTGGGTAACTATTAGCCGCAAGATAGCGGCTGATCCTTCCTTTGAACAGCAGTACAGGTTGGCGCTAGAGTTTCGCGGTATGGTCTTGGCTGATGAGCTTGATGAAATAAAGCGCGAGGCTAGGACGGCGCCAAAGGAAAGGGCCGCAGGTTTGCGTGTCGCAGCAGATATCCTGAAGTGGCAGTCCGGCCGCATGACGCCAAAGCTATACGGCGACAGGCAGCAGGTAGACGTTCAGAAAGTGGAAGGCGGAAGCTATCTCGACCTGCTAACCAAGGTAAACGATGCGGCTATGACAAAAGCGATAGAGAGCAGAGAAAACACACAACTGGACAAAGTACGCGCACGCGCGACCGAAATTAACCAGATTTCGGTTAACGAAGATATGCCTAAAAAAGAGGCAAAACGCGGTAAAAAGGGCAAAAAGTTATCCACAGGCAGCTAAGTGGTTGATATTACACGATACACGATTTGCATAATTAACGTTATGCGACATTTTCTACAATTATGGCGAAAAAAGCCCTGATTTCGTCGACCCCCCCCTTTCGCGTGCGGGCGGGGGCGGGAAAAAAAATATAGACCCCTAACCACCCCCCACCCGTTGAACGTAAACGCAAGCACCACCCCCCCCCTTCGGAGAAATCGCATGAACGACACCAAAGCCACCGTCGACGCAATCGCAGCGATGCGCGCCGATCCGACGTTATTCGTCGAGGAGGTGCTGCAAGCCACCCCACAGGCGTGGCAGGCGAAAGCCCTAAAGGCCATAGCCGACAACGACCGCGTGGCGATAAAATCGGGCCACGGCGTCGGAAAAACCGCATTTGAGAGCTGGGTCGTGCTGTGGTGGCTTATGACGCATTATCCGTGCAAAGTGGCGGTGACGGCGAACAGCGCGCATCAGTTGTCGGACGTTCTGTGGACGGAAATCGACCGCTGGGCGCGCAATATGCCGCAGGCGTTCAAAGACCTGCTGGAGTTCAAGAGCGACAAGATATCGCTCAAAGGCGCCACCGACAGTTTCGCCGTGGCGCGTACCAGCCGCCGCGAGAACCCAGAGAGCTTGGCGGGTTTTCACAGCCCGCACATGCTGTTTGTGGTCGAGGAGGCGTCTGGCGTGCCGAATGTCATCTTTGAGACCGCCAGCGGCGCGCTAAGTACGCCGGGGGCGAAGATTATCATGTGCGGGAACCCAACGCGGTCTGACGGGTACTTCTACGACGCGTTTCACTCCGACCGCGACAAGTGGCATTGCATCACTGTGTCTTGCGAGGAGGGCGATTACGTCGACCCGAAGTTTATCGACGAAATGGCGGCAAAATACGGCGCCGAGAGTAACGTGTTCCGCGTGCGCGTCTTGGGCGAGTTTCCGACGCAATCCGACGACGTGCTTCTGCCGCTGCACTTGGTCGAGGAGGCGGTGACGCGTGACGTTGAAGCCGGACCGACGACGCCGGTCGTGTGGGGGCTGGACGTCGCGCGCTTTGGCGGTGACAGGTCGGCGCTGGCAAAGCGGCAGGGCAACGTGCTGGTCGAGCCGATCAAGACGTGGCAGAATAAGGACCTGATGGAGCTTGCCGGCATCGTGTTGTCGGAATACGACGCCGTACCGTACAGCAAGCGACCCACCGCGATATATATTGACGCGATTGGCCTTGGCGCCGGTTTGGCGGACCGCCTGCGCGAGCTGGACATGCCGGCGGTCGCTGTGTCGGTTAGTGAGACGGCCAGCCTAAAGGACCGCTTCAACCGGCTCCGCGATGAGCTGTTTTGGTCGTGCCGCGAGTGGTTTGAGGCGCGTGACTGCAAGATACCGTCGGATGACACGTTGATCGCGGAGTTGACGGGGATTAGGTATAAGTATTTGTCGACCGGCAAGCTGAAGGTCGAGAGCAAGGACGAGATGAAACGACGCGGGCAGAGGTCGCCTGACGTGGCCGACGCGTTTGTGCTATCCTTCGCCGGCCAAGGTGCGGTTGCTGGCGGCTACTCAAGGGGTTATAATCACAATCGCAGTCTGAAACCAAAGAACAGTTGGGTGGTTTAATGGGCCTTTTAGATCAGAACATCACGCGCGTTGGACAACCCGGCTATGAATACGGTAGGACACGCGAACAAGAGCGCGGCCTTTTAGGGTCACTGGCAAATATTTTTACGCCTATTAGGCGTCCTGTTTTACAACCTGAGGCTACAACATACGCGCCTATGATGGATGCTGCCGCAGGCACATACAGCGCCACAGGTTACCAGCCAGCCCAATATGGTGAGCCTGAATTTGGCTTTGAGTACATGCCGGCGTATCGTGCCGTCACTGGGGCTTTTGACTATTTTGGCGGGTTAATGACTTCTCCAGAGAAGCGTCAACAAGCCGCGCAGACAGCTATGGCTGTGCCAAGCCTTGCCAACCGTATGTTGGCAGAGCAGCAAGCTGCTGGTGTAAATATGCTTGGTGGATATGGCACCATATCACCAGAAGGCGAGCCTATTGAATATGACCCACTAATGTTCATCGGATCAGCCGCAGTGGCGCCTATGGCTGCTACAAGGGCGGCAAGAGCTGGTGAGATGGTGCTTGGTTCCGGCCCCGGCGGAATGGGTCGTGGTCTGCCACCAAAACCAACTATGACTGAAGATAAGATGATCCGGGCGCTTGAGGAAGCGCGTCAAACGCAATATGGGCGTATGGTTGAACGATACCAATCACCAGAAGCTGGCGCTGCTTATGGGCTACTGTCACAAGATATTCGGCAGCTTGCCAGAGAGGGCGCCCCCGGTCGATTGTGGTATGAGCGTTCAAGCGACGCTATTTTGGATATAGCAGGCGGTGACAAAGGCCGCGCTGAACAAATCGCTCAGTTGATTGCTATATATTCACCACAAACAACCGTGCAAGTGAATACCACAAACGCCGTTAAAGCATATAACCGAGCAATGGCCGGCGGTGATATATTTAGGGGTGAAATGCTTGGGTCTATCAAGCGGGAAACCTTAGGTACTTATGCTGATATGAAAGCGGCGCAAACAGCCGCTCGCGCTGCTGGAGGGCGCGCGGCGGGGGTTCAAGCACGGCAAGTCGGAGACAAGGTTATTGTCGAAAAAGGGCCGCTTGAAGCTGACGCCATATTCAAGGGTGCCGGTGGCAAGGGCGCTCGTATCATTCGCCAGAATGTCGGTGATGAAATCAGAATATACAGGCCGTCAAAGGATTATGACAACATTGCCACCGCGCAGCGTGATTTGGCTGCGCAGCTTTTGATGAAAGAGGGTGTGCAATTTGATGGCCGCAAGATCAATAATTTTTATATCAACCTTATGCGCCAGATTGACCCTAACCTTGTTCAGGGTGTTACAAGCGACTTATGGATGGCTCGCGCGTTTGGGTTTTTGGATGATAACGTCGGAAAAACTAAAAAATACGACCTTATCGAAAGCATGACAAATGATGTGGCAAATGAGCTTGGTTGGGAGCCTCATCAAGCTCAAGCTGCTATATGGACTGCAATCAAAGCGCGTATGGAAGCACCTGAAGTAAAGGCTAACGTGCGGCAAAAAGCTCTTGATCAAGGTATTGCGCGAATGAAGGGCAAAACCCTTGAGGTGATAGACGATGATGCTTATTCTTCGCTAAAAATTGATGAGGCTATGGGCCAGAGTTTTAGCGAGGAGCAAATAGGAAAAGCTGTAAAAGACTTTTCTTATTTTCTTGAAGAAAATTATGCGCGGATGCCGTGGGAAGCAATACCCGGCAGAAGCACAGGTCATATGGTCGGCCTTAGTGATGCGCCATATCAAATACGGAATGAATACACATCTGACATCGCTCAAGCAATGCAGAACGATCAAGGCAACGACGCAATCACTGAGGCGCTTGGCATCTTGTCTCCCGGTCATTTTGAGGCGCCCGGATATTGGCAGGGTGACATCAATCCGTCGCGTGTTGAAAAGATTGCGTCTACGCGCATTAAGGCGGCTGGCAAAAGACCGGACATACAAGCTGAGGATGAGCAGCTCATAAGAATGTATGCCGCGGCCAGAGGATTGGCTCTTCGTCAGGAAGGTGTTGGGTATTACCGTCCGTTTTCAATTAACTCGCAATCGAAAGCAAATGGAATTTCTATTAAGCCAATAGGAAACAAGTTTACAAGCGAAGACGCAGTTGCTATTGGTAGCCGTCTTGATGAGGCGATGAAGTCGCCGCTGACAGACGCAAAGGGAAATGTCCTGATGGACAATGATGGTAACCCGATAATGCTAGAGGGGTTTTTGACGGGTTATGATGAGGGTGAGCTTAGCTTTATTCACTTTAACCATTTTGCCAATGTTGGCGACCCGGCTAACCCTAAGGCTGCAGCCAGAGCAAAGGCAAATGTGGTTAAGGCTGCAAACGACAGAATTAAGCAAATCATTCAGGGTTCAATAGATAAAGATGTTGACCTTGAATATTTTGCGTCTTCTGGCGATCTTTTAACGAATGACTGGAAAGGAAATCCAAATGGGCAAGATTATGTCAGAATCCTTCAAGAAGGCGGACGATCCGATGTTCTCGACCTCGTTCAAAATGTTCTCGCCCCAAAAATACGTCGGGTCGACGAAGAATACGCAACAAAGTACGGATTTAGGCTTGGCCCAGACATCTTCGCAGGAAGAGCCGGCGCCGGCTCTGCCGAAAACGTCTCTTCTGGGTTATTAGGCAGCACCCCAACACCAACTAGAGGCTTGCTAGACTAATGCCCCCACGCAAGCCAAAAGACCCCCGCCTATCACGCGCCGGCGTTAGCGGTTACAATCAGCCGAAGCGCACACCGAGCCACCCGACCAAGTCGCATGTGGTTGTGGCGAAGTCAGGCGATCAGGTGAAGACGATCCGCTTTGGTCAGCAGGGCGTGAAGACGAACCAGACGGTCGGCCAGCGCAAGGCGTTTGAAAGCCGCCACGCCAAGAACATTGCCAAGGGGCCAATGTCTGCGGCATACTGGGCGGCCAAGACGAAATGGGCGCCGAGCAAGACGAAGTCCAAATCGACCAAGTGGAAGAAGGGATCATAATGGCAGCGGGTATTCACTATTTTCGCGACGGCACCAAATATCGCGGCGCCGTGCATAAGCACCCCGACGGCACGATAATGACCGGCGCGCGTATGTCGCCGGCCAGCAAGAAGGTGATGCACTTTAGCCAGCTATCCGAAGCAGCCAAGAAAAAAGCGAGGAAACGCTAATGCCGCTCAAGAAAGGCTACAGCAAAAAGACCATCTCGAAGAACATTCGCACCGAGATGAAAGCCGGCAAGCCACAAAAGCAGGCCGTGGCTATTGCGCTATCGACGGCCCGCAAAGCTAAGAAAAAGGGGAAGAAATATGCCTAGAGGACTATACGCTAATATCGCCGCAAAACGCGCCCGCATAAAGGCCGGCAGCGGCGAGAAGATGCGGAAGGCTGGCGACAAGGGTGCGCCAACCGCTGCCGCGTTTAAGAAGGCGGCCAAAACCGCCAAAAAGAAGAAAGCGAGAAAAGCATGAATGTTTGCGAAAATTGCCCGTATCGTGGCCGTTGTGAAATAAAGCAACGCTGTATTCAAGGCAACAATCCGGTCGTTGAGACTGTGCTGGATCCACGCCCCGCTAAGGTCGTGCAGACTAGCTACGGTCACACTGAGACCGCCGCAAAGATCAACACACCGATCAAGGGCGGCAAGAAGAAGACCCGCAAGGTTACTGTGCAATGATGATCCGCCGGCCTACTGTGGGCCGTATACGCCGCCCGCAGCCCCCTCTGGAGCAAAGCAAGGAAGTGTGCGATACTGTCGAGGCGGCGAAACCAAAGCCCGCGCCAAAACGCGCGGCAAAAGGTGCTAGAAAAAATGGCAAAAATGGATGACGTGCAACTAAGCACGATTGTGTCGGGCGAGATTACGGACGCCCTTAACCACTTCGACAGCGAATACACCCAAGAGCGTCTGCGCGCTCTCGACTTTTATTTGGGTGAGCCGCTAGGCAATGAGGTTGAGGGCCGGTCAGCCGTAGTCGCCACCGAAGTCGCCGACACCGTCGAAGCCATCATGCCGAACCTGATGCGGGTATTCACCGCCAACGACAAATACGTCCGCTTCGCGCCGCGCACCAGCGAAGACCAGCAGGCAGCCGAGCAGGCGTCTGATTACGTTAACTACATCATCAACAGTCGCAATGACGGCTACAAGCTGCTGCACACCTTCTTCAAGGACGCGCTGCTTTTCCGTATGGGCGTCGTTAAGTTCTTCTACGACACGCGCGAGGAAGTTGACGAGGAAGAATATACCGGCCTGTCCGAGGACGAGCTGGTCATGCTGATGAACGACCCAAGCGTCGAGATCGTCGAGCAGATGGAAACCGTTATGGAAAGCATCTACGACGACGAGAGCGGCGAGACGATACCGCTACGCTCCGAGTACGACTTGACCGTCCGCGTCACCCGCGAGGAAGGCGAGATCAAGGTCATCAACGTGCCGCCGGAGGAATTTTTGGTTAACCGCCGCGCGACGTCGCTTGAGGACGCGCACTTTATGGCGCACCGCACCACCCTGACCGTCAGCGACCTTGTGGCTATGGGCTACGACCGCGATGAGGTTGAGCAATACGCCGGCGAAGACGAGCTGAAGGTCAATGAGGAAGTCAGCAACCGCTTTCAGGATTTGGAGGCGTCTACCGGCGTTGACCCGTCCGACCCGACTATGCGTAGCGTCATCTATTACGAGTGCATCGTCAAAATGGACTACGACGGCGACGGCATAGCCGAGCGCCGCCGCATCTGCGCGATTGGCTCGGAAGGCCAGCACATCCTGCACAATGAGCCGTGGGACCACATTCCGTTTGCAGTTGCGTCGCCTATCCTGATGCCGCACCGCTTGGTTGGCCGCTCAATCTACGACATGACCGAGGACTTGCAGGTCATCAAGACTACGCTGATGCGTCAGTATCTCGACAGCGTCTATTCGTCGACCCTGCCGCGGATCGCTGCCGTCGAGGGCGCTGTTAATTTGGACGACTTGCTGGACGCGCAGGCTGGCGGGATTATCCGCGTAAGGCAGCCGGGCATGATCCAGCCGCTTGCCGGCGCATCGGTTGGCAATGAAATTCGCCCGCTGATGGATTACCTCGACACAGTAAAAGAACAGCGGACAGGAATGAGCGCCGCTTCGCAGGGCCTCGACGCCAACGCGCTGCAATCTTCGACAGCTTCGGCTGTGGCTGCAACGGTACGCGGAGCGCAAGTGAAGCTGGAAAGCTATGCCCGCACAATGGCCGAGACCGGCGTCAAGGACTTGTTCAAGGGCATCTTGGCGCTTGTCCTGAAGCACGACAACAAGCCGCAGATTATGCGCCTGCGTAACAAGTTTGTGCCGATCAACCCAGCCGAGTGGAAGTCGGAATTTGACACCGTCGTGCAGGTTGGCCTTGGCACGACTGACGACGAAACCAAAATCGCGTTCCTGACGCAGATTGCGGCGAAGCAGGAGCAAATCCTGATGCAGCTTGGGCCGCAAAACCCAATCGTGACGATGCCGCAATATGTGAACACGCTGCGCTCTATCGTTGAGATTGGCGGGTTTAAGGATGCGGACCAGTTCTTCAACGCGCCGCAGATGATCGCGCAGCAGCAGGCTATGCAGGCGCAACAGCCTCCGCAGCCTGATCCGGCTGTGGCTGCCGCGCAGCAAAAGGCGCAAATGGATATGCAGATCGCACAGCAGAAAGCTGAAGCCGAAATCGCGCTCAAGCGTGAGCGTATGCAAGCCGAGCTTCAGCTTGAGCGTGAAAAGATGCAGATGGAAATGGAAATCCGCCGGCAGGAGCTGGCAATGGAAGCCGAGCTTCGCGTGGCTAAGGCAGTCACCGACGCCGAGATATCGACAAATTTGCCTAGAGCGCAGTAATGGGATCGCAGGTAAATCGCGTTTTTAGTGAGGTGGTATATTTAGCCAGCTTTTTCGACTATTATAATAATTGGAGAATGGTGGCGTTAAAACGGTTTTTCTTACAGCCGATCAAAAGGAACCAATATTTTTTGATCCGCGAAGACGATAGGCCTGTTGCCTTTTTCTCTTATGCTTTTGTGAGCGATGAGGCGGTTGATGAGTTGAAGAAGGGCGAGCGTTCTATCGGCGCTAACGAATGGAACACTGGCCCAAACCTGTTTATACCAGACATCGTTTCACCGTTTGGGTTGAAGGCGAGCTGGGTTAAGTATGTCAGGGATGAGCTTGGCAGACGGTACGGAGACAAAATAAAGGCTCAATGGCTGCGATCATTGAAAGGACGATCTGGTTATGCGTATACGCGATCTAATTAACGGCGTTGACTATGGCGAGCTTATGCAGCGCCAGATGTTTTGTTTTGGCTCTAGCGACCCCGGTGGCGGTGATGACGCCGGTCTTTCTGATGAAGATATAAGCCAAGATGTGCAGCAAAATATTGCAGCAGCAGCCGCTGGGTTAAGCGCAGATGACTTCAATTATAGCGGTGGCTTTGATCCATCGGAGAGCAATGTAGCTACTGCAATACAAGCAACCAAAGACATTCTGTCTGACGTTGCTACTGCTCGCAGCCTTGGTGTTGATGGTGCAGCCTTAAACAGGGCAGCCATTCAGGCTCAAGCAATTCAAGCCGCAAAACCTGCTGTGGCACAAGCTGTCCAAAATATTGCCAATACTTATGGGGTGCAACGAGCGCCATATGCAGGGGAGGCACTTGCGGCTCAACAAAGGGCAAGGATGCAGGGGTTAATTACAACCCCGCCTGTTAACTTGAACGCTGGTGGGTACGACCCTGTGACCGGCCTGCCTATTGGACTTGAAACGATTGTCGGCCCCGGCGGTCAAGTAATAACCACGAACCTTGCTGGCCTTACGGACGAGCAAAGATCAAGCATGCCCTTGAGCATGAAGATAGCCGGCATGATGGGGTCACAGCCATATGGTTATGAGCTTGACCTTGCAACCGGACGCCCAATCGGCCAAATGGGTACACCGGGCTTTGGTTTACTTGGTCAGGGCATTAACGCTTTAACAAACGTGATGTTGGGGCCGCCGAAAACCGTTGAAGACTTGATAGCCAGAGGCGCTTACACAGGAATGACAGGCGTCGGCGACAGCGGTGGGTCAAGTGACAGTGATGAAATCAAACCAGTCGACCCTGTCACCGGCCAATGCGAGGAAGGCTACATCTTCGACGAAGACTTGCAAGCGTGCCGCCTAGACACAGGCGCCGGCGCTGGTGGCGTAGGTTCAGTCGTTCCACCAGCCCCCGGCGCGTATGCGCGTATGGGCTTGCTTGACGTGGCGCCGACTGGCCTTGGCGGCTTCCAGCAGCGTTACGGCGTAGGCTTTGGAACGCCGCAGGATTTCACAGCGGCAAACCTTAATTTCCGCCGGCAGGGTGCGACTTACCCTGAATATTTCAAGCGTCCGCCACAACTGTCGGGCTACACGCTACTATCGTAGAGGGAGATTATGGACGAATTAAAGGCGAGGGCAAAGCAGGCCAGAGCTGAAAAGGCCGAGGCGCTGCTACGGAATGAGTTATTTGTCGAGGCGTTTGACTATCTCGACGCACAGTTTACCGAGGCGTGGAAGTCTAGCGACATCAAGGACGCCGAGAACAGAGAGCGAGTTTACTATTTATGCCAATCTCTTAGCGCGTTAAGGGGGTATTTTCAAAGCGTGGTTGAGGATGGTAAGTTAGCGGAAGCGCAGCTAAATGATTTCAAGATGCGCGCAACCCTAAACAGAAAAAGGTAGATATTAAAATGTCCGACAATCCATCAGGAACCGGCGAACTTTCAATGAATGATGCAATTAGCCTTCTGAGCAATCCCCCAGCGGATACTGCTACAGATGAGCGGCCTGAGACCGAAGCTCGGTCTCAACAGCCTGAGGCAGAGGCACCAGAAGCGGAGACCGATAACGCACAAGATGCGCCGGACGACGACTTCGAGGATGATGATGCTTATGACGGCGAAGATGACGACTACGATGATGAAGACGACGCAGATGTCGCGGAGCCTCAACAGACCTACAAAGTCAAAATCGACGGCGAGGAAATCGAGGTAGACCTAGACGAGCTGCGAAACGGTTATCAGCGGCAGCAGTCATTTACTAGGAAGTCGATGGAATTGGCTAACCAGCGCAAAGCCTTTGAACAAGAGGCGGCACAGGTTAAGCAGCTCCGAGACGCCTACGCGCAGCAACTTGACCAGTTGAGCGCCCAAATCCAGCAGACAGTCGAGCAAGAACCTGACTGGAGAGCCTTGTCTGAAACGATGAGCGAGCGTGACTTGTTCCTAGCCAAGACCGAGTGGGATGCCTACAAGGAACAGCAGAAGCAGGTCGAAGCCGAAAGGTACCGCGTAGCTCAAGAGCGGGCATACGAGCAGGAGCAGGAATTGCGTAAGCACCTGCAAACGCAACGTGCCGACATGCTCAACCGCATACCTGAATGGTCGAATGACGATGTCCGCGAGGCGGAGCGTCAGGAGGTCATCAAGTACGCACAGCGCCGCATTGGCTTTAGTGAAGAAGAAATCGCAAACGCGTCTGACGCTCGCGCGATTGAATTACTTTACAAGGCTTGGAAGTGGGACAATCTTCAGTCGAAGAAACCCGACGCCAAGAAAAAAGCCCGTCAGGCGCCAAAGATGGCAAAGGCAGGACGCCCACGGACCAAGCGCGAAGTTGCTACCCGTTCTCAGCGTGAAGCGCGCCAGCGGTTTGAAGCCGCCGGAACGATTGACGCTGCTGTTGAGTATCTTATGGGCAACAAAGCCTGAACCAGAAGGAGTGAAATACAATGACTGTATTCGCAACATCTGCTGCTGTTGGTGAGAAGGAACAGCTCGCGGATATCATTTACCGGATCGACCCGGCCGAGACACCAATCTTCTCAAATGTGAAGAAGGAAACCTCTCGCGGTATCTTTACCGAGTGGCAGGTACAGGAGCTGACCGCTGCGTCATCTACTAACTACCACAACGAAGGTGCCACCACCTCAACTGCTGCGGCCACGCCTACCAGCCGCGTTGGCAACTACCACCAGATTTCCAAAAAGGTCTTCGCGACCTCTGGTACTCTGGACGCCGTCGATACAGCCGGGCGTGAACGGGAACACAACTACCAGAAGGTGTTGAAGGCTCTCGAACTGCGCCGGGACATCGAAAAGGCAATCGGTGACACCGACGTTGCCCGTGACGGTTCTGACCCACGCAAATCAGCTTCGCTGTCTTGCTGGATCACCAATGGGTCAGTCGGCGCCAGCACAGGTGCGTTTGCTACTGGTAACGGTACAGACACTATCACCGCAGGTACGGCTCGCGCATTGACACTGGCCCTCATTGAAGACGGCATGCAGGATGCGTGGGAAGACGGCGGTAATCCACGGTTGATGGTGGCTTCTGCTACCAACCGCGCCAACTTCTCTGACCTGTCAGCGTCAGGCAACTTGGTGTCAAACGACGTCAACATGACCAAAGCTAAAGAAGTCACATACGTCGGGTCTACCAGTGTTTTCCTGACCGACTTCGGTACTGTTGAAGCTGTGCCGTCACGCTTGTTGTCAAACGACCGGGTGTTCTTGATCGACCCTGACTACGTTTCGATCTGCACCCTCAACGGTCGTAATTTCCTTGAGCAGGACTTGGCTAAGGACGGTGACGCAACCACTTCACACATCGTTGTGGAATGGGCGCTCAAGCCAACCGCGCCAAAGGCACACGCTGCCATCTTCGACCTCAACGGTTCGTAAAATCACGGAGGGGGCGGGCAACTGCCCCCTCTATCCATTCAGGGGTAAGAGATGAAGCGAGTTTTGCACATAGACCCGAAGACGGGCAAAGAAATGTATATGCACCAGAACAGTGACGGCACGACTGTCATTGAGCAGAAGCAGCATTTCGACACGCTGGTAAAGCTAAACCGGCAGATGAATAACGACTACCAAAAGGGAAGCCTAATCGGCAACACGCAGCGCCATATGCAGCATGTGGCGGAAATCCCCAACGTCGTGTATAATCACCTGATTGAGACGCTTGGCACACCGCAAGAAAACCCGAAGGGCTGGAAGGCGTGGCTGAACGATCACCAGAACCGTGACTTTAGAACTGGCGGCGGGCATATCTAATGGCGATTGATACCTACACCAATTTGCAGACGGCGATTGCCAACTTCTTGGCACGCGACGATCTGACCGCGCAAATCCCTGATTTTATCACGATGGCTGAGGCGCGCATGAGCCGCGAGCTTGAGACACGCAGTCAGGAAAAGCGCGCAACAGCCAGTACAGTTGGCGGCAATGAATACCTCTCGCTGCCAACTGACTTGCGTGAGGTACGCGAGGTGAAGCTAAACACCACACCGCTGACTGTCCTGTCTTACTACAGCCCAGTCGCATTGGACGAAAAGTTTGCGTCTGGCGGTCAGGGCAAGCCACTTGGCTACAGCATTATCGGCGATGAGATTAAGCTGCGCCCCGTGCCTGACACGACCTATTCTTTGGAGATTGTCTATATAGGCACGATTAACGCGTTGTCCGCCACAAACGCAACAAACAACATCCTAAGCCGCTCGCCGGATGCCTACCTTTACGGTGCGTTGGCCGAGGCGTATGCTTACCTGCTAGATGAACAGCGTGCGGCTCAATATATGCAGCGGTTCAATTTGGCTATAGACGAAATCCGCCGAGATGAGCAGCGCGCGCATTACGGTACTGGATCGCTGCAAATGAGCAGTATCTATCAACGGCAAAACGCATCAGTGGAGTAAAGCATGAGCGCGATGAGCGATTATTTAGAGAATGAAATTCTCGACCATATTTTATCTGTTGGGTCATACACGATGCCAGCAGCAGTTTACGTCGGCCTATCGACCGGATCGTTTAACGACGACAACAGCGGCACCGAGCTGACCGGCAATAACTACAGCCGCGTGGCGGCTACGTTTAGCGCAGCGGCGAGTGGCACCACGTCAAATAGCGCGGCGATTGAGTTCGCCGCGGCAACTGGTAGCTGGGGCAGCGTGTCACACTTCGGCATCTTCGATGCGGCCAGTGCCGGCAACCTGCTAATTCACGGCGCCTTTACTACGGCCAAAACAATCGCATCAGGCGACATCTTGAAAATACCGACAGGTGATCTCGACATCACCGCAGCTTAGGGGCGGTAATGGCAACAGGCACTCCACACCTAGACAACTTCACGTCAAGCATTGACGCGCTGCCCTATTCGCTGGACAGCGCGTTACTGCTAACCAAGGTTGACTGGTCTAACCCGACGCTTGAGCAGTTGGACGCGTGGGGTACGCTTGAGCAGTTAGATAACTATGGGCTGACGTTAGACACGCTTGACCAACTTGAGGTGAAAGCGTTTGAAGGCTCGGCGTCAGTTGCCTTGACCGCAACTGGTGCTGTTCAGTTTGCGATTGAGGTTGACGGTGCCGCGTCCTTGGCTGTAACGGCAACGGCCGTGCCGCAGCATGTGCAGGCTATGTCTGGCGCCGCCTCTGTTGCCGTCACGTCCACAGGCACCGCCAACCGCATACAGCCTATGGCCGCATCTGTTACCGGCGCGGCTGGCGTTACGGCAAGCGCGATATTCATTGCGTCTTACGGCGGCACCGCCACTGTCGCGTTTAACGCTACGGCTCAAGCGTTTCTGGTTTATGCAGCAGAGGGCCAAGCCACCGCAGCAGTCACAGCAACGTCAGCGCCGGTCGGCACGTTTGCTATGTCTGGGTCGGCAAATCTATCCGTAGCTGGTACAATCACCGGAGAGATACTTGGCGAAGCGTGGACCGACACGACAGATACAGCGGCTACTTGGTCTGACATAACAGACACGCCGGCGATTTGGTCTACAGTCACGTCTGGCGCAACAGGAGTTTGGTTAGGGCAATGATTACGTTTGGCGAGTGGCTGCCGGATCAGCCGGACTTTTCAAATGCTGGCGTCGTTGAGGCGCTTAACGTCATACCTGCGGCCAACGGATACCGCAGCATGCCCGGTTTTGTGCAATATTCGACTGCCGCGTCAAACACGATACTAAACATCTTTGCGGCTAAACAGAATGATGGGTCGGTGAAGCTGTTTGCTGGCGATAGCGCGAAGCTCTACTCATTTAACGCCGGAACCAGTGGCCTCGACGACATAAGCAAGGCAGGCACGCCAGCCTATGATTTGTCTAGCGGCGAGCGTTGGCGGTTTGTGCAATTTGGCGACACAGTTATTGCGTCTGGCGGCACTGGCGAAGAACTGCAAAAATTCCAGCTTGGCGTCGATAGCGTGTTTTCTGATTTATCTGGCACGCCACCAAAGGCTGACTACATAGCGGTGGTGCGTGACTTTGTGTGGACTGCGAATATTGACGAAGGGTCAGGACGCGTGCCGTACAAGGTGCGTTGGTCAGGTTTTAACGACATCACAAGCTGGACCGCTGGCACGGATCAAAGTGACTATCAGGAAATCCCGGACGCCGGCGCGATTACCGGGATGGTCGGCGGGGAATACTGCACGATCCTGATGGAGCGTGCTATTGTCCGCGCCACCTATTCAGGCCCGCCGCTTATCTGGCAGTTTGATAAGGTCGAGACGGCTAGAGGCTGTCAGGTGCCGGGGTCGGTTTGCAACATCGGCCATATGGTGTTTTACCTATCAGATGACGGCTTCTATATGTTTGACGGCACTAGAAGCCAGCCAATCGGTGCCGAGAAGGTAAACAGATGGTTCCTCACGGAAGACTTCAACATCTCCTACAAGGACAAAATGACCTCGACGGTAGACCCACAGAACCAAATCGCAGTCTGGTCGTATGTGTCTAACAGTTCGATTGATGGCACGCCTGACCGGCTGCTGATATTTAACTACGCTCTGAACCGCTGGTCTTTGGCGAATGTCAAAAACGATTTGATCGCGCCGTTCTTTACGCCCGGCTATACACTCGAAGATTTGGACAACATCAGCACCAGCATAGACGCGCTGCCAGCGTCACTTGATAGCGCCCTGTATAAGGGCGGTCAGTTTTTGTTTGGCGGCGCGTATGGTGCGAATATTTATGCTTTTTCCGGCGACCCCATAGCCGCCACAGTCACAACAGGCGAGGCCGCTGTTCAGGTCGGAAATCACGCTATCATTACGCGCGTCTACCCATATCACGAGGGTGGCACAGTTTCTATGTCTGTAGGTTTGCGCGGCACGCCGACGGACTTGGTTAACTACGTTTCTGGCGGAAACACAAACACGTCAGGCTTTGTGCCGTTTAGGGCACATGACAGATACCACCGCGTCAAGATGGAGCTGACCGGCGATTGGTCATACGCGCACGGTGTCGATATTGATGTGAGGGCGGTAGGTAGACGATGACTATTGAGCAGCGCACAACTAACTTTCGCACGTTAAACCCTGTCACGGCTACAACACGCGAGATTGCCGAAGTTCTAAACCGCACGATTAACGGCGGCTTAAACAGCGTCGGGTATGTGACATTTCCGGCAAACACAACGCAGACGACCGTGCAAGATCCGCGCTATTCAACATCTAGCTTGGTGTTTTTCACCGGCGTTGACCACGACCCTTGGCACCACAATCCGTATATTGACGGCACAAGCACTAAAGGCACGATGGTTATCAACCACGACAATCAGGGACACGATGCACCATTCGCCTACCTTATTATCGGGTGAGAACAGATTGCTCGAAAACTGGCAAAGATGCGGCAAGTACATACAGGATGCGCTGCAATACGCTGGCGGCACCCACACAATCGACGATGTGTACCACGCGGTCGCGTCTGGGAAGGCACAGTTTTTTCCGCTGGAGAAGTCTGCTATTATTACGGAAATAGTGGACTACCCACAGAGATCAGTGTGCCGCATATGGTTAGCCGGCGGCGAGCTTGACGAGCTGATGCAGGCGGAAAAGTCTATCGCGGTCTGGGCCAAGTCGATTGGCTGTGACGGGATGGAGATTGTAGGCAGAAAAGGCTGGCAGCGTCAGCTCAAAGATTACACCGCCACGTCGGTGGTTTTGGTAAAGGATATAAGCGATGTCTAAAGGCGGCGGACAAACTAGGACAGTTACCCAAAGCGTAGGCCCACCAGAATACGCAAAGCCATTTATCGAGTACGGCTTGTCAGAGGCCAAGCGGCTATACAGCGACCAGCCCACCTATTACCCCGGTCAGACGACTGTAGGCTTTGCGCCTGAAACAGAGATGGCACTGGCTGGCGCACGTCAGATGGCGACAACTGGTTCTGGCTTTATTCCTGCTGTTCAGGACGTTGTCATGCAGAACCTGACCGGCACAAACCCACTGATGGCCGCAGCGTTTAAGCCAGCGATTGAGGCGGTTCAGGCACAAGCAGCAAAAGCAGGCCGTTACGGCTCTGGCTACCAGCAGGCGGCCCTTGGCCAAGCGCTGGCGCCTATTGCCTATCAAGCACAGCAAGCAGCAATCGCGCAAGCGCCGGCTGCCCGTGAGTTCGGTTATGCAGACCTCGGCACGCTGGCAGATGTTGGTGCGGCACGCGAGGCGCAGTCGCAGGCCGAACTGCAAGCTGACATTGATCGCTTCAACTTTGAGCAAGCCCAGCCCCTTAGCTCTCTCGCCAACTATATGGCGGCTATTCAAGGTGGCACGATTGGCCGCGACACGGTTACGCCTTACTTCCGGCAACCGGGCGTTTCGGCTTTGGGTGGCGCTCTTGGTGGCGCACAGCTTGCCGGTCAGCTTGGTTTTAGCAAAGGGCTTGGCGCCTTGGGTGGCGGCTTACTGGGACTGTTGGGGTAGAGATATGAGCAGAAACTATCGCAGCATATTTAGTCAAGGATACGGCACAGGCCCAATGCCGCAAGCCAACATGATGCAGCAATACCAAACGCCGTATGGTGTGACGCCGCGAATGTCACTAGTGCGGCCAAAGCCTCCAACATCTGCTGCGCCTATTACGCGTCCGTTTATACTTCCTATGCTCCAGCGCGCAGCTCAATCGGCAATGCAAAAGAACCAAGCACAAGCAGCACCCACAACACCCGCAGGAGCCGCACAGGCGGCCGCTGGTGGTGCTGGGGTTGGTGCAGGTGCCGGCGGACTGCCAAGCAGCCTTGGTGAGGCGTTTAGCGCCGACCTGATGTCGCCAACTGGTCAGGCCATCACGCAGGCGTCTTTGGCTGGCCTAGCTGCCGGCGGTTGGTCGCCAACACCCGTCACGTTTGGTCAGGGCATTGCGGCTATGGGTAGCGCGGCGCAAAAGGCATACGCTGCTGGCTTAGAAGCGAAGCGCAAGCAGGATGCTGCGGCGTTTGAGCAGAAGCTAAAGCTGATGCAGTTCGCACAAAAAGAGCGTGAGATTGCTGGTGCGGCTGGCAAAGAAGCGTTTGGAAACGAGAAGCAGCTTCGCGGCGAGTTCGATAAGCAAGCCAAGACTTTTGATGAAGCGCTGCTTGGTTTTGAGAAGGTTCAAAAAGCGGCAATGGCAGATGAGCCAACTGGCGCAACGGACATTGCTTTGATTTTTGGTTACATGAAAGTCATCGACCCGACATCTGTCGTCAGAGAGGGTGAGTTCGCAACGGCAGAAAATGCCGGTGGAATTGGCTCTAAACTTAGAAACCTCTACAATAAAGTGGTCGAAGGTCAGCGTTTGTCGCAAGACGTCAGAAACGATTTTGTGACTGCCGCACGCACACAGTTCCAGCCTTATCTTGATATGCAGAAGTCTGTTGAAGGCAGATACACAAATCTGTCAGAGGCTTACGGCCTAGACCCGAAAAAAGTTGTCTTGAGCAGATTACCGAAAACAGGGTCGCTTGCGCGCCCTTACACAAGTTTTGCATCAATGCGCGAGGCTCAAGCCGCAAACCTGCCAAAAGGCACTTATGTGATGATTGGCGGACAGTTATTTGTTGAGGACTGATAGATGGCACTGAAACCCGTAGGCGGAATGACGTCGCAACCAACAGCCCCAGAAGCTGAACGCTTCACGCTAGAATACTTTGCTGGCCTTGGTCGCTCTGCGGCTCAAGGCATTACGTTTGGCACCGCTGACGAGCTTGAGGCGTTTATCCGCAGCGCGATTGGTGACAAAACCTACAAGCAAGAGCGCGACAGAATACGGTCCGAGCTGGAGAAGTTTCGGTCTGACTTCCCTGTTGAGGCTTACGGCACCGAAATCCTATCTAGCATACCAAGTGGCGTAGGCGCGGCTAGGACATTGGGGCGGCTTGGAATACAGGGCGCACTGAAACAAGCAGGCTTAGGCGGCGCGGCTTATGGTGCCGGCGCAGCAGAAGAAATGGCAGATGTTCCTGCAAGCGCGGCGCTTGGCGGCGCATTAGGTGTTGGCGGCGAGGCGTTAGCCCCAGTTGTGTCGCGTCAGGCTAAGGCGCTAGGCAAAAAAATACCGTTAACCGTAGGGCAATATTACCCCGGCCTGAAAAGGGCAGAGGAGGCACTAACCTCTATGCCGTTTATCGGCGGCGGCATACGCGCACAACAAGAGCGCGGCATGAAGGCATTTCCAGTGTTTATGTATAACCGCGCCCTGAAGCCACTTGGCGTGGAGCTGCCAAAAGACACATCACCACGTCTTGCCTTCAGCAAGGCGCGCGACATCTTCAACCAAAAGTACAAGCAGGCGTTAGATGGTGTAGAGATAGACGTGTCTGACGATCTTTTGGATGACCTGTCGTCTATTGTTGCATCAGCAAAACAAAGCGCCGGAATGGCTGGTGAGAAAAAAGCTGCTGACTTTGAGAACACCGTCATCCAGCAAGTTTTGGGTCGCGTCAAAGACGGTAAGCTGACAGGCGAAGCTATCCAAGACATTCAAAAGAAAATAGGCCAAGAGGCTATGCGCTTTGGCAAAAGCACAGACCCAATAGACGGAAAAATAGCCGACGCGCTGACTGAGTTAGACGTCAGCATGATGGATTTGATTGCTAAATATTCCCCGGCAAACAAAGACCTGCTACAGCGCACCAATAGGGCTTACTCACAGTTTGTGCCGTTAAGGGCAGCGCAGGCGAAAGCTATGGAGGGCGTATTTACTCCGGCGCAAGCAATGTCAGCCGTTAGAGCCGAGGAGCGTAAAGCTGGCGCAGCCGGCCTTGGTAGGCTTGCGGCTGGCGAGGGACGTATGCAGCGCCCCATCGAAATGGCGCAGCGCATTATCGGCCCATCCTTGCCGGACAGCGGCACCGCAGGTCGTCTGCTAACCGGCGCCGCTTTATACGGCGGTGGCGGTGCGCTTGTCGGCGCCCCCGGCGATATGTCGCCAGAAGGCGCTTTGCTGGGCTTGGCTGGTGGCATACTTGGTCGCGGCGCAACCACAAGGCTTGGTCAGTTTGGCATGAAGCGCGCCGCTATACCGTTGGCGGCGGCTGGCCTACGCGCACCTGCAACGGCTGGCCTTCTGTCCCAGCAGATTAGGCCTGCTATTCCTAGCGCCCAAGCCGGCTCAATCGAAGATATGGCGGCTGGCGGTCAGATCGCCAAATATGAAACCGTGACCGACCGGCAGGGCAATCCAGTCACATACGCTATGACCGCAGACGGACGGGCGGTGCGCGTCAGCCCGTAACGTGGTATAAAGGCTAAGGCTTTAGGAGAAAAGAATGGCCAAAAACTCTATCCGTGACTATTCGGCCACGAACAGCAGCAACACCGACATCCAGTCCATCGACATCAGCGAGGGCTGTTCCCCGGCTGGCATCAACAACGCCATCCGCGAGGTTATGGCCGACCTGAAGGATGTGTCTACTGGCGCGGTGGCGCTGGAAAGCCCGTCTGCTGATAGCCTGACTGTAACCGGCGACCTCACAGTTGACACCAACACCCTCTACGTTGACAGCACGAATAATCGGGTCGGCGTGGGGACTACTTCGCCAAATGCTAATATGCAAATAAATTCTGCCAACGGTTCTGCTTGCACATTAAATATGTCGCAAACGGCAGTGACTAATTTTAAGTGGGAAATTCCTGCCAGCACAGATGCGCTTACTCTTGTTTATGGTGCTAGTACAGAACGCCTCCGCATCGACAGCAGCGGCAGACTAATAATTAACGACACGAATCCTAGTGGTGGTGACGCTCTTACTGTCTACAATTATACTATAGCAAGCGCACAATACGGCATCCAAGTTAGAGGTAATGCACAAAGCTACACCCAATATGGTATGCGGTTTTATGATTCTTATAATACGTCTATGGTTGGCAGTATCACTTATAATACAACAACAGTATCCTACAACACATCATCAGACTACCGCCTAAAAACCAACGTGACTTACGATTGGGATGCAACCACACGCCTCAAGCAACTAAAGCCAGCTAGGTTTGAATGGATTGCTGATGGCGATAATGCTGTTCCTGTCGATGGTTTCCTTGCACACGAGGTACAGGACATTGTGCCTGAAGCAATCAACGGCACTAAGGATGCAGTTGATGATGAAGGCAACATTGTTCCACAAAGCATCGACCAGTCGAAACTGGTGCCGTTGCTGGTGAAAACCATACAGGAACTTGAAGCCCGTATCACGGCACTGGAGGCAAACTAATGGCCAAAGATAAACTCACCGATTACGACAGCACCGCCGCGAACAATCTGGATGTCGGCGGAGTTTCAGTGGCGGAAGGCATGCTTCCATCGGGCGTGAACAACGCTATCCGCGAGCAGATGAGCCATCTCGCTGACTTTGCGGCTGGCACAAGCGGCGTTGACGTTCTCAAGCTACAGGACGACACCGACACCAACAGCATCAAGCTGCAAGCGCCAAGCAGCGTCACCACGACCACTACCTTCACCCTGCCGGATGGCGATGGTGCAAGTGGCCAGACGATGATTACAGACGGTGCCGGTACGCTGTCGTGGGCGGCTCCTTATAGCAACCGCAACCTCATCATCAACGGTGCGATGACTGTTTGGCAAAGAGCCACCGCTGCAACAACAGTTACCAACGGAACATATCAAACTGTAGATAGGTTTAAGTTTTGGGAATATACTGCTGGTTCATACACTGTTGAGCAATCTGCCACTGTGCCTTCTGGACAGGGCTTTGGTTATTCTGCAAAGCTAACTGTTACCGGCACAGATACATCTATGGACGCTGCTGATTATGCACAGTTTGCACAATGTATTGAAGCACAAGACTTGCAGCAACTAGCTTGGGGTACGGCTTCAGCCAAAACATTAACACTATCTTTCTGGGTGCGTTCATCAAAAACAGGCATATACACAATAACAGTGCAAAAGTTTGACAACACCACCTACACCTTGAATGTTGAATACAGCATAAGTGCTGCTGATACTTGGGAATTTAAGCAAATAGAAATTACACCAGATGCAAATATCAAAGCGGCTGGTGGTGCTATTGATAATGACAACGGTTTGGGCCTCAGGTTGTTTTGGAACTTAGCTTTTGGCTCTGACTATTATGCTCCAACTAACAATACTTGGAGTACAAATATTGCACATTTTGGGACATCTAACCAAGTAAACTGGTTTAACGAAACAAACACCTTCTACATCACAGGCGTCCAACTAGAAGTAGGCGAGACAGCCACGCCGTTTGAACATCGGTCGTATGGCGATGAGTTGGCTAGGTGTGAACGCTATTATCAAATAGCTTCACCGTTAGCTGGACACGGTAACAGCACTACTTTTTATAACGCCCTTTCATTTAATACTGCAATGAGAACACAACCCACATTAAGTTGTGCAAGTAACACGATGGATTATACAGACGGTTATGCAAGTAACTACAATTCAACCAACGCAAACCCAACTTGGGTATATTATATTGCCCACAATGGTGGACGCTTTAGCACATCTAATCATGCCTCCGTTAGT